ATTTAGGTAATATAAAAACAAATGATAACGGTGACTCAATATATACGTTTTATGATAATGTTATTAAACTTAGAGGTAATAAGTGTAATATTATTGGTAGGGGTTTGATTATTCACGAAGATGAAGACGATTGTGGAAAAGGTGAAAATGCCGAAAGTTTAAAAACCGGTAATGCAGGTAAAAGAATTGCGTGTGCTGTTATTGGTTATTCAAAAGAAAATTACACATAAATATATAATAAAACTACATTATGTAAACTTTTTTGAATTAGAAAAGCGAAACCATTGTAATAATATTTTTATTCTTTTTTAGAGAAAAATGATCGTATTGATATAACAGGTAATGGCATCAGTGATTTACATAGAATGATTGATTAGTATACTTTAGAGTTATGCGTAAATTATACTAATCAATCATTCTATGTAAATATATATTATGAATAATTCTACAACTAGTATTTCTGATTTACCATCTGATCCGACCGGGGGTGGGTTAAACGGTAATATATCAATGACAATTCAAGAAAACAATCAACAAATGCAATCACAAATGCTACCTCCGTCACAACAACAACAACAACAACAGCAACCACAACAACAACAACAAGCGAATCTACCCCAAGGTAATGGCAACAATTTTTCATTAGATCAAACTACTATCAATCAAATTGTGAATGGATTACAAAAAGCTAGTGTCAATGGTTTAACACAACTTCCATCGAGAGATATTCCGCGAACAACAGAAACCATTACCAACGATGCACAAATTCAACCTAATTTTATACCACAACCAAATCCCGCTCAAATGCAAGAAGATTATATTCAAAAAATGCAACAAATGAATCAATCAACGGATGAAATAATTGAAGAACATAATAAAAAAGCTAATTTTTCTAATTCATTGGATAATTTATATGAGGAAATTCAAACACCGTTGTTATTAGCCATTTTGTTTTTTATTTTCCAATTGCCTATATTCAAAAAATATCTTTTTTTGTATGTGCCTTTTTTGTTTTTCAATGACGGTAACTACAACTTAAAAGGTTATTTAATCATAAGTGTTTTGTTTGGATGTATCTACTATTTTTGCAACAAGCTACTAAACATTGTGAGTTTTTAGACCTATTTATGAAAATGGTGTTTCATGTATTTTTGAATGTTAAAGTAAGTTACTTCGACATCATCATTTATGTTAAGAAGCTTTTTGAGTTTTTCGTCTGGATTGATTATACGACCATTATACGGAGATTGAAGATGATGAATTCTGATGTATGTGTTAAGTTCCCTGCTAACATCAGTACGGGCAATTTTAGTTCCAAGAGGTTTGCCTAAAAACATAGCAAGTTGATCACTAATAAGAGTTGGTTTTACGAATCCAGAAATATTTTTAGGAGAAGAAGAAGAAGAATATGAAAAAGAATAAGGAGGTGCGTCACAATTACTGAACGTAACATTAGTAGTAGAACCGCCACCACTAACCACCGGTTTCTTTTCAATATAACCATCAAGGTCTCCGCAATCTCTAATATAATCGTGTTCTTCAGGAGTTAAAAATTTTGGTCTTTGGGTAAAGAGAAAAATATCCCAAAAATACATTTTTTCTTCAAGTGATACAGTATTATCCTTACAATATTGTAACAATTCATCTTTACTATTTAACATATATTTATCTTTACGTGAATTAAATAAAAAAAACCCATTTACAATTGCCTCTATTATGTTTTCTGCTTGTAACATGCCAAATGTGTGCATACTTTGACTTTGGACGAATTCACGAATAGCATCTCTCGCCGACATCTCTTTTTCAACAATGATAGGAGTTGAATGCTGATGGTCTTCATTCGCAAAAGTTGTAGATTTGACTTTCATATATTTCGGTTTTTTTTATAAATAGTATATGAAATTATATCTTTAATTCGTTTACTTCTGTTTATAATATAAATATTTTGTTACAATATACCGTAATAAAATATTTTCCTAATTCATATTATTTTTATCATAAAATACTTGGTTTACACCTTTTCACATTTCAAACGCCGATTATTTATAATCTATTTTATAAATGGTTAATCATCATCATCTTCTTTATCGGTGACAGGGTCTTCATCTTTATATTTATCATATAAACGGAATAACCCCCCTAATAATATATCTTGTTTATCTTCAACAGTTAGATTACTATATCGTTCATAGTTTGAATTGACATTCTTAAAAAACTCTTTTAATACAGTTGATGATTTGTTTCCCAACTTCAATGTTTTTGACAGATGCGATGAAATTTCATTGAAAAACCAAAATATCTTTTTCTTTTGAGCCTCGGTAAAGTGTAAATCTTTTATTTCCTTTTCAATATATTTTTTTTGCGGTTTACTCAAATCTCCTCCATATTGTTTTCTAAATCTACGCGTTCTTTTAGTTTTGTTTTTTTTGGACGATTTGCTTAATTGTTTTCGTTTTTTCAAAGAATACGCCATTATACTATTTTATTATATTTTATTTTATTTTATTTTATTTGTCGGCTCTTGAAATGTGAAAAGGTCTAAAAAAAGAAGAACTTACGTGACCGTCCTTTTCCACGGCGTTTTGTTTTTTTGTTGGTGTGTTTGGCTTTCGATTTAATCACCTTAAAATATCGACTTTTAAATGCATGTGTGTTTTTGTGTGTTTTGTTTCCGGGTTTTGATGGTCTGGTTTCGACGTGTACTATTTTTTTATCTTGTTTTTTATCATCATCATCATTCATATTTTTTCCAACAGGTCTATACACTAAAAACCATTCTTCAAATTCACGACTTCCTCGATTATTTTTTAATTCGTCAAATTTTTTCGCTTTTTCTGCACGCATCTCTTCCACCGTATCCTGATGTCCATAACATTCAATACTAAAACGTTTAAGAAGGCCTTTCTGTTCCAATCTATTTTTTTGTTGTACTTCAAACAAAAACTTTGCCATACATAAAATACGATCAATATCGTAATATGGTTTATTAGCATATAAAAACGCCAAATAAAAAGCCATCATTGTATCAATGGTAGCGATTCTCAAATGATTATTATTATATTTTATTTCATTGTAACTATGACACGCAATTGGTTTATAAATAAATGCAATGGTATCTTCATCGACTATAATCTCATACGATAAAGGTATAATACCCCCGATCGCATCATGACGAACTATTTTTACATTTTTTATATCAATATCTTTTAATCTTTCTTTTACTATTTCTGCAGTTGTTTCAGGATCTTGTGACAAAACATCAAAATCAGGAATACGTTTCAATTGTTTTTGTAAATTCTTTGGCATGTATTTTGAATACAGGGAAACAGCGAAACCACCAAAAAAAACAACTCCCTGGTTAATAAGCGTGTTTTTCACTGTTTCATAAATTTCATCACCGTTTTCATTTTCAAATTCTCTCTGAAAGTCAATTTCATCACAGTTTTTAGTAGTAAGTGGATAATGTTTATTTAGTAGCGTAATTCGTTTTAATACTTTTTCCCATCGGCTAATATCTCCTGCAGGTCTTGATAATTCTAAAAACATACCCATTCTTAAATAATTGGGTGGTGCATATAATATTCCTCCTACACGTATCGATTCTTTTTTAATGGATTGAAAAATTTCTTTAGGTAAATACGTAATATCCGCAATAGGAGTAAAATTGACAAAAACTTTATAAGTACCATGATGTTGTCCAGATTTTGCTTCGACATCTGTGAAACCGTTTTTATAATAAACATTCGCTAATTCTTTTGCATCTTCAAGTGCTTGAATAGAAAAAAAATCGTAATCTGGAACTTCCATTTCTTTATTATAAAATTGGTCTTGTTTTGGCAATATGTTGTTAATGGCTGTTCCGCCATAACAAATCAGATTTTTTTTCTTAATGAAATTTTCTACAATTTCAATCATGGATTTTATTTCAGGGGAAGAAACAACATGTTTTCCTATATTTTCTTCTGCTTTATCTACCGCTAAACGTAATATACTCATTTCACAATCTACAAAACTAATATTTTTATCGCATTTTATTGTCGTTTTTTTTTTACTCATTTTGTATGTATATTTTATAGGTGGATCGAAATATTGATATAGTATAGTTATAATATATCAATATTAAATTTTCACGATAGATAGACAAATAATTCATCAACAAAAAGTTATACAATAACATCTAATTGTAATATGTATAACTTTGTGTTCCTAGTTGTACAGTATGAGCAATTGGTGAATAGGATAACGATGCATCTGCTGCGGAAATATCAAAAGTAGTTGGGGAATAACGTAAATTGGATGGTTTTAATACAAAAGCAAAACCCACTTGATTAAAACATGTATTGATGCCACTTGGATTTGTATTGGTAGAAGGATCTATTGACGTTGAAATGCATGATGTAGTACATAGTTGTAAATTAATATCGGGTAGTTGCCAACGCATTGCACACATTTGACAACCTGATAATTGAGACAATAAAAAATTTGGATTGGATGGATTGCCTCCACTATCAGGAATCACCATGGTCATATTAACCATATTGTATTGAATAAAATCATTTAAATCTGATTCTGACTCTAATGTGCTGTTAGTAACAATTTGCATAAATGTAGATCCACTTACCATATTTACATATTCCCATAATTTTGAATTCATAATTGCTGTTATAATAGCATTGCTCATTTGATCAACGATAATAATAATTTTACCTTGTTTAGATGGAGTACTTACACCCGAAAAAAGTAGGAGTGGCAACGCACCCAAATTGTTTCCATTAAATTCATAACTAAAAGCAGGTCCTAATAATAAAGTGTCATATTGTTCAAATATATTAGCTAAATTATTCATCATTGTGCAATTTGTACTTTTAATTCGTAGATGCATAATAATGGGATCAGTTGGATTTGGACATGTTGAATTCGAATAAGCATAACTTTGTATTGTCGTCATTACATCACCAAAAGGAATACTATTATACGATTCTTTGTAACATGCCGGATACAAAGGAATAGAAGAAATTCCTACTATAGGTTGATTGTTGAGAGAATAAATTTCAAAATCCAAACAACGAACCCCTTGACTTATTACTGCAATCAAATTACATAACCCAACATAATCGTTTTTATAATTACCTCCTGAACAACAATTAAATGCTGTAAGAATGTAATAATCTCTTATCATTCCCATACATTGTGGTGAATTTGCATTTATGGGTGTTATTTTTGATGCAAACTCAGTGTTTCTATTATATATTGTTGCCAAATTGCAATTCGTATTATCTTGTGTACAAGATGTACCACATCGTTTATACTGCAAACTGTTATTTATATTATGAACATACGTTATAAATGTAATTAATAACAATATAATTACTATCCATATTAATGTTGTTCCTAAGCTAGATCTATCTGACATGATTTGTTTAGATAAATTAATCATTTTTTGTTGTGCGTTTTTCGCATATTCTTTAAGTTTATTCATTTTTGATAATATCTTGATTTTATATTTATTATGTATTTATTATTATTATTATAATGATATGTGGTATAAATGATATTTATATAAATTAATAAGGTAAATATATTATTATATAATATATAATAATTTTATTAATTTATATAAATATCATTTATACAATAAACAATTAAATATAATCAAATAGTATATAACACATCAATATAACTAAAACTAAACCTATTATATTAATATCATGGCAGGTGGTTTAATGAATTTAGTTTCTGAAGGACAACAAAATATTATTCTAAATGGTAATCCTTCCAAAACATTTTTTAAAACAACATATGCTAAATATACTAATTTCGGCTTACAAAAATTCAGAGTTGATTTTGACGGTACAAAAACATTGCGTTTAAACGAAGAATCTTATTTTACGTTTAAAATACCTAGATATGGCGATTTATTGATGGACTCTTATGTTTCTATTGCATTACCTAATATTTGGAGTCCAATTTTCCCACCGCTCGATAATACGCTGTTGTCGAATATTACTGGTACTACAGGATATAGTGGTTGGGCACCTTATGAATTTCGTTGGATTCAAAATTTAGGTGCATTAATGATAAGCAAAATATCAATTACATGTGGAAATCAAATACTACAAGAATACTCTGGTTCTTATTTATTAGCAATGGTTCAACGTGATTTTCCTGACGACAAAAAAAAATTATTCGATAAAATGATAGGAAATATTCCCGAATTGAATGATCCAGCAAATTCTGGGTCGCGTGTCAATTCATATCCAAATGCATATTATACAGACAACCCTGCTGGTGCGGAACCATCCATTCGTGGTACGATACTATATGTACCTATTAATTCATGGTTTAGTTTAAATAATCAAATGTCGTTTCCATTGGTCGCATTGCAATACAATGAATTACATATCAATATAACGTTTCGTCCAATCAGTGAAATGTTTCAAATTCGTGATGTTTTAGATCAAGTCAATAATTTCCCGTACGTATCACCCAATTTTAATTATTATTATATGCAATTATATCGATTTTTACAACCTCCACCAGACGTTGATATTGGTATTTCGTCCTATATAGATACTAGAACACAGTGGAATGCGGATATTCATTTAATATGCACTTACGGATTTTTATCAAATGACGAGTCGCGTATTTTTGCTTTAAATGAGCAAACTTATTTGATAAAGCAAGTGTTTGAATCTATTTTTTACAATGTTACCGGTCCGAATAAAGTAGAATTAAACTCATTGGGTATGGTAGCTAGTCAAATGTTTTATTTTCGACGAAGTGACGTTAATTTAAGAAATGAATGGAGTAACTACAGTAACTGGCCTTACAATTATTTACCATATGATTTAATTCAAGCACCTACCAATGGTTTTTATCCTGTTTTTCAATTAGATTCAAACGGACAAAAAATACCAGTATTAATCGGCCCAGGTGTAAATCCAGACGGTAAATTAACAGGTTGGATGATTACAGGCGATTATAATTCTCAAAACACGAAAGAAATATTACTAACCATGGGAATTCTTTTTGATGGAGAATATAGAGAGAACATGCAACCAGCAGGTGTCTATAATTATATTGAAAAATATACTAGAACACCAGGTAATGCTCCTGATGGAT